TAAGTTAGCTATTGCTTCATTGGTGATTCTTCTTTTTGCCATTTCCCCAACTAGATTTGAGTAGTGCAATCTTGTCTTCCTCCTTTCTTACTTGTTAACGAATTTTCGTTAACTCTATTTCATTATAACCGATATTTCGTTAATGTCAACAGTTTTTTGTGAAATTTCATAAATTATTATTGAATTTTCGTGAATGCGGTGTTATCCTTAATTTAAAGGAATAGGAGGTGTTCAGATGGGACTTTCTGAGGACAAACTAAAGGATTATATTTTAAGCAAATATAAAAGTATGCGAGAATTTACAGGTGCTATAGATATGCCATACTCGACAGTAGATAGCATTTTTAAAAGAGGTATACGAAAAGCGAGTGTAGACAATGTGATTAAAATATGCGATTTTCTGAACATAAGTACAGACGCCCTTATCAATGGTTCTATTGAGCCAAAACAATTAGAACCTACTACTATTGCCCTACACTTTGACGGAAACGAATATACAGAGGATGAGTTGGACGAAATCAACCAGTTCGCTGAGTTCGTGAAAAATAAGAGAAAGTAATATTTGGAAAGAATACTTATATACCAGAGTGGGAGGTGTACACATGAATTTATTAGAGCAATTAGAAAACGATGCCTGCAAGGACGGTATAGAAATCATTAACTACAAATTTAGAAATGACACAATAAAAGGAATTTACTGTGATGGAACCGTTGCGATAAATGCAACAGTTTCCACCAGCACGGAAAAAGCCTGTATCCTCGCTGAGGAACTTGGGCACTACTACACGACCACAGGAAACATCCTCGACCAGAGCAAACCAGAGAACAGAAAACAGGAACTACACGCAAGGCTCTGGGCGTACAACAAACAGATCGGCTTGCGTGGGCTGGTGGATGCCTACCGCTCTGGATGCCAAAACCCATACGAAACCGCTGAGCATTTGGGTGTGACGGAAGAGTTTCTGCTGGATGCCGTGGAAGCGTACAGGAATAAATACGGCGTATGTGTGGAAGTGGATAACTATATCATTTACTTTGAACCGCATTTAGGTGTTATGGAAATGAAATCATAGAAAGGAAGATGGTGAGCTGTAAAAAATGGAAATACGTTATTCTAAACATGCCGTTAAGTTTCTGAAACGACAGGACAAGCCAACGCAGGAAAGGTTACTTACTGCTATCGAAAAACTGCCATATGAGGGAGATATAAAAAGATTACAGGGAGCTGATGGTTACCGTCTTCGTGTTGGAACATACAGAGTATTATTTGACGTAAACGGGCTTATACTTGATATTATCGATATAGGGAACCGTGGGCAAATCTATAAAGGAGTGTAACGATATGAGTGAAGTAAAAGAAAGAATTTTAGGTGCTGTTACTGTAATGAGTGAAGCGGATGCCGAAAAGGTATGGGAATTGATCCGCTCTACCTTTGCGCTTGCAAATCTGGAAGAAGATGCACTGACTCCAGATGAAATGGAAATATTCAAATCCTATCACAATAATCCGACGGACTATCAACCAATGACAACACATGCAGACCTGTTGAAGGAATTAGGGCTTTAACTCATACAAACGCATGACTATTGTATGAAGGAGATGACCATATGACAGACCACAAATTTCAAACTGCCGCCCTGTACATCCGTGTCAGCACGGACAGACAAGAAGAGCTTTCGCCAGATGCACAAAAACGCCTCCTGCTGGAGTACGCAAAGAAAAACGGCATCGTGGTAAGCAATGAATATATCTACATGGAGAACGGCATATCCGGGAAGAATGCGGAAAACCGCCCGGAGTTCCAACGGATGATTGCCACGGCGAAAACGAAGCCACGCCCGTTTGATGTGATCCTTGTCTGGAAGTTCTCACGCTTCGCCCGTAATCAGGATGAATCTGCATTTTACAAGTCAATTTTGCGGAAAAAGTGCAATATCGACGTTGTAAGCATCACGGAACCCATTTCCGAAGGAATGTATGGGCGACTGATTGAAATGATTATTGAATGGAACGACGAATTTTACAGTTACAACCTCTCCCAGGAAGTAACCAGAGGAATGCAGGAAAAAGCCATTAAAGGCGGCTACCAGACTTCCCCGCCTCTTGGATACAAGGCAGTAGGTGAAGGCAAACCTTTTGTAATAGACGAAGAAACGTATAAGATCTACCAGTACATAGCTGATCTGTACGACTTTGAGCATCTCGACGCCACCGGAATAGCGAGACGGTGCAATGATCTTGGATACCGCACGCAACGGGGAAACCTTTTCGAAGCCCGGACGATCCGCCGCCTGATGAAAAATCAATTCTATGCCGGTACAGTCTCATGGAACGGAATCAGCTTCGAAGGCAGCCACGAAGTAAGGATTTCCAAAGAACGATTTGATGCCCGTATGGAATGGATGAACGCCAACAGGAAGCAGCACAAACAGCACGATGTTTCTGGATGTAAACACTGGTTAAGCGGCGTTGTGAAATGCTCCATCTGTGGCGCAAGCCTTGGTTATTGCTCCTCCTCTTCCGTCCCATTCTTCCAATGCTGGAAATATGGCAAGGGATTCCACAAAGGAAGTTGCAGCATTTCAGAGGCCAAACTGATCCGGATGATAAAAAGCAACTTCGAGGAGATCATGAACGGCCGTGATTTTGTGTGTGAATACCTCCCAGCCCTTCCGATCACCAACGAGCGCAACACCGAAGCGGACCGGTACAGGAAGGAACTGGAGAAGCTGCAGCAGCGTGAGGAGCGTGTGCGGCTGGCATTCGAAAACGGGATTGATTCCATGGAAGAGTACGCCGAAAGTAAGAAGCGGATCCGGGAAGAACGTGAACGGCTCCAGGGAAAAATTTTATCCTTGGAACTTCCGAAGAAGAAGCCCACAAAGAAAGATATGTTTATCAAGATTGGTACGGCCTATGATGTAATATTCAATCAGGATAGCACGTACCAGGAAAAGGGAACGATGATCCGTTCTATCGTGAAGGAAATCATTTTTGACAAGGAAGAGCAGAAATTAACCTTTGTATTCTACCAGGCATAGAAAAAACCCGCTGTTTATGCGGGTTTCTCTACATTATAGGTTTTGACAATTCCGACCGCCGAAATGCTGAAACCTATAATAACTTAAGATTGCTTTTCTTTTGGTTTTCTGCTATGCTGTTTTTGATGGAGAGCGGTGGCAAGCCCGCCCTCTCTGTCAATGTTCCGGCTGATTATTCAGCCTTTTCTTTTTCTTTTGGTTTATACCGTTCCTCACCTGTTTCAATAAAGAGAATAAAATCATTTATGTCTGTGTCGCTCCATCCTGCTGATCTCAATCCTAAGATAATTCTTGTAGTTTCCTGCATGTTCATATTTTCCATATCGTCCTCTCTTTCTGTATTTCAGATTTACTTGCCTCATCTGATAATACAAGTATAAACTATTTTTGGTTTATTGTCAATACTAAAAATAAACTTTTTATGGTTTATTTTCGATATATTTAATTATGTTGCCAGGCTGCATATCAAGCAAGGAACATAGTTGTTCAAGTGTCTTTATGCCTACCATTTCCCCCTTTCTAAGCTTCTGCATTGCTGACTGGCTTATTATATTCTCTTTTAAGATTCTAGTGCTGTTATATCCGGACTCTTTTAGCGTTTCTATAACATTAATTTTGTATACCAACATTTTAATCCCTCCTTTTCCTCCATTATAATTTCACACGTAAAAAAAGTCAATATAATAATCCAAAAAAAGTTTATTTTGTACTTGACATTAAACTATTTTTGGTTTATACTATAATCATCAAAGGAAAACATCCCGCCCGGTTGCCAGGGCGTAGAGTTCGGCAACAGCGACCGGAACCGGCTGAAAAGCTCCGGGGCACCGCCAACGGATAACACGAAAACATATTAAATTTTAAATACATGGAGGTAAACAGATATGAGAGAATACACAAAATACAGAGGTTATTACATGGGTCCAGGTTGCTTTCACAGCAAAGAAGAAATCGATAAGGTTATAAAAGATACTGCAATCCGCGCTTACAAGCTGGCTTGTGAATGCTTTGCAGAACATACAACTCCTGTATTCGCCGCCTACTGTGATGAAAAGGCCGAAGTCCTTGTAAATGAATACGGGATGGACTGGGAAGAGCTCGATGCAATCGAGATAGAAATTTTTAAAAATAAAGAACAGGAACGGATTGCTACACGCAAATATTAAATAAAAAAGATGGGACGGCAAAAACGCCGCCCCTTTTCTTTTCCAATATCCAGCAACTATGATTGATTAAATGTGTTTTAACTCGTTTCTAACTCAATTCTAACTCGTTTCTAACTCGATTCAAATTATACACTCGCCACCCTATACGCCCCCTTTACCTTCACAGGCAGCCATCCGGATTTGATTCGGATCCACACTGTTCTGTTGTAGTCCGTTTTCGCCTCCTGGATCTCTACCACGTTGCCCTTTTTCAGTTTCGCTTTCCCGCCTTCCAGTTTGATGCATTTGATTTTTGTTTTGGCTGGAAGGTCTTTATACTTTACATACCCGGCCGCCTTGGTCGCTGTGCTGACCCCGTCCCGGATTGCAATTCCTGTAGTAAGTTTGACTTTTTTGCCCTTCTCAAGTACCGGCTCCGTGCTCATTGCCTTGGCAACTGCTGCCCTGAATCCGTCCATAGTGAGGCCACATTTACCCCACACATGATCCGGATCTACGTGAGCACTGGAAAGACCGGCTTTGTTTCCCTCGTTGTGGGAACTAATCAGATACATGCCGTTGGATAACTTCGCCTGTGGGTTCCAACCACGCTCTTTGCAGATCTTGGCACAAAGCTCCACGGCGGTATTGTAGCCTCGTAAAATGTCGGCTTTGAATTTCGATTCATTCAAGATTGTGTAATTCGCTCCAGACGTATATTTAATATAATCCGACTCGCAAATCTCCATAGTGATCAAATTGTTGTTTCCCCATCCGGCATCTGCCCATGATCGAATGGTTTCTGGAAGGAACTGCAGCACCTTCCCCGCCGTGTCTGCATCCACGCAGTAATGGACACAAGCGGAAACCGCCGATTGATTCCAGTACTCTGCCACACTGGCGGCAGTCCCCTGACCGGTGCCGATGGTGTGGATCTGGATGCCGATCTTGGTACAGGTCGCCCCGGTCTGGTAGCATCTGTTTTTTGTCAGGTAGTTTTTGATTATATTTAAAGCCATGTTGATGCCTCCCTTTAATCATAGATTAGTCTATGTTTAGTCTAAGATTCCTCCAACTCCGGAAGTCCTGCCACCGAAGTAAGCAGGCTTACCGCACCGGCAAGAAGGGCAGAAGATATTACGATCTTCCAGTCTACCGCCCCGATGATGGTGGCACTGCCAATCACGCCTACCGCCGTCTGTGCTACGGTCTTTATGGCTCTGATTCCTGCCGCCTTTGCCCATTTTTTCCAGTCTCTCATGACGTTGCCTCCTTTCACATTCCAAATTGTGTAAATATATACCCTACGATGATGCCAATGACTGCTGTGATAAGATAGCTGGTAACGCTTCGCCATCTGTCTCCGTCTCGGCTCTCCAGTACGTCCAGGCGCTCGCCCTGCTTCTTCTGCATGGCGATAACGTTATCGAGATTTACCGCCATCTTTGCTACTGTAGTGGTAAGCTGTCCAATCTCCAGCACATTCTCTTCCAATAATTCTATGCGTCTGTTCTGCCTCGTGTTCTCGTCGTTTAATCTTCTGCGGAACTCTTCATGCTCCAGCCTCGTAATGAATGTTTCTTCCATGGTTCCGTGTCCTTCCTCTGGTGTTTCCAGTATTACATTTGAATCCATTATTTCCGTACCTCTGTTTTAACCAATCTTCCGAACTGTGATATCGTGGTTGTAGCTGTTGATATACAAGTATCTTGTATCACTTGATGATGAAGCGGCTGGAACCGATACCTTCCAGACATTTCCATAAGTGCTTGTTGTGGTAGGTGAAACAAGCGTTGATTTTAAAATACCTTCTGTACTTACCAGATATACATATGGTGCATATGTCTTTCCTGAGTCTGTCCCATGGTGATTAGGTACTCCGTTATTCCACTACTGAGATCAACAACACATTTTCCCGCTTTATAATTGCTCTTTTCTGCCGTTCCGCTAAACAATCCACCGCTTCCAGGCTGCCAAATTGCGTTATTGGTTACAGTTACGTCAACGCTTTCTGTCAGAACGGCTAAAAGCATACTGTCTGTTTCGGAATTGCAAACAACATCAACAGCGTTGTTTGCTACTTTCAAGGCATTGTTTGCCGTTGTATTTGCATTTGTTGCCGTAGTACTCGAACTGTTTGCGGTGTTGTTACATTCAACGATGCTATCATAAATCGCCTGTCTGACATCCTTGCCGTACACAGCTGACAGGATTTTTTAAGGTTTGCTGTAATATTTGCCATTGGGTCTCCTTTCTTGATTGCACTTAATTTCTCACGATGCCTTCTATGCGCTTGATGCACATTACATCGTAAGTCCAGTTGCTTCGGCTCAATACGTACACGCCTACACGGTTGTTATCAAAGTCACAAATGATTTCCATTACTGCATAATATGATGCGCTATAAAATCCGTTTGCATAGCAAGT